TAATAAAAACAAACAAACAAATTCTAATTAATAAAAACATTAGTTAGGTATCTGCCGAAAGGCAAGGAGAAATACAACTATGGTAACTAATAACAAATTCGTGGTAGAGCGTACCAACGTTCTTTCCGCAGACGTAACACTTGGCGTTTCATACGCCGCACTTGATACTGGCGATTTTGGCTGGTATGGAATTGCGGGTCAAACTTATCAATTTGATGCAAAAGTTGTTTACTCAGCAGTAGCAGCAACTGATGGTGCAGCATTTTCAATCACTGCAACTGCAACACCAACACAAATTGCATTCATTTCCGAATACAACACAGATGCAACCACAGTCGTTCGCACGATGGGTTTCGCAATTGACACTCCAGACCACGGTACTGCTTCAGTAATTAGTAGCACTGGTTTGAACACCGCACATGTTTTTGGAACTATCACTCCATCAGCAGACGGCTACATTGCAATCAGTGGTATCGCAGAAAACGCATCCACAATCGTTGCCAAAGCAACCGCATCGGTTTTGTCGTGGAAACGTGTTGACTGGCCTGCACAGCCATAAGACCGCCTAGCACTCTTTAACGAGTAATGGCAACCCTAGGTCCAGGGTCGTGAGTCGTCATCCTTCGGGCGATTTGCGGCCCTGGACTTTGTGCTATACCAACGTATTAGATATGGAAAAGCCTGAAGAGTACATATATGACCCTGAATTAACCAATTCATGGTACTGGGAAACGTTAGGTAATGATTTGGGCTATAATGTAGGGACTTATCCTACGAAGGAGTAATTATGCCAAGAGAAACAGTTCATCAAAATCAAGGTTTAGCAGGTACTGAGCGTTACGGTGCAGTTCACGGATTTGAAACATCACCAATGATGCCATCTTACGTGCAAAGTAACACTGAACCAGCACCACCAAGCGGCGTAGAATATGGGCTAATTGGTACTTGTATTGGTCAAAAGATAGGAACTGTAGAAAAGTGCAGTGCTCCTAAAGCACAAGGAACAGATTATTGTATTGGTCATTTGCGCCGAATCACTAAAGAAGCACGTGAGCAAACAGAAGAAGTGTTAGCCATGCATACTGCACGAAAAGAAGTTTCAATTGCTGAGACCCAGGAGTAATTAATGCCGCAACCAAATAGCACCTTAACGACAGGTTTAAACTCTTATTACCTGATTGAATTGATTGAGAATCTGTCTCAGTTGCAAATTGGTTATAACCCAGACGTTGATGATATTGACCAGGACCTTGTTCTTCAATTCATTAAAGAAGGTTACCAACGCATTGTGTCCTTAGAGACTCGTTGGCCTTGGTTCCAAGCAACTTATTCGTTTACCACTGTTGAAAATGTTCGTGCATACGCAGACGCTTTTACTCTTCTAACTGCATATTCCAACCCAACGAATAGCATTGCTGCTGGGTCATACCCATTGGTATCTCCTGATGCCACAGCATTAAACCTTGCCTCAACCAATATTCGTGAGATTATTGCGCTAGTAAATAATACTAATGCTGGTAACGATTTAATATACATGGACCAATTTAAGTGTGAATCAACTTGGGTTGGAACTTCTGACCAAGCGTCAATTCCAGTGTATTGGTCTTTGTGGGGCAATCAAATTAACTTGTGGCCTAAGCCTGACGACGAATATAACATAACCATTCGTGGTTATCGTCAACCAAACTTAAGTTGGCTTACTACTTCAGCAAAGTCCTCATCTACTGTATATGTAGACCTTGACCCTGAGTTTCACATGATGTTAATTAACTTTGTATTGGCTCGTACTTTTCAATTCCAAGAAGACCCAGAGATGGCTCGTGTTTACATGGACCATTACAATGCTGGTGTAACTCTTGCTGCAGCAAACTTAACTGCTCCTAACAGTAACCAACCACTTATTATGAGTGGAGGATTTCAACTTAATGGTGCCGCTAACCGCCGTTATGGTTATGGTTATGGTAGTGCAGGTTTTGCGGTAGTTCCTGGCCCATATGGAATAGCGTTTTAATAAATGGCTCAGATTGATTTTACTCAACTCTCTGACTTCACTGGTGGTATTAACTTTCGTGGAGACCAATTTCAATTGGCTACCAACGAATCTCCATCAATGCTTAACGTAGAGATTGACCCACGTGGTGGAGTATTCAGTCGTGCAGGATATGAAAAGAAGCATGCTACAGCAGTAGTGGCTCCTGGGAACGTATGGAAACCAAAAGGTTTGTATAATTACAAATATCCTTCTGCCCCATACATCATGCTTACAACTGGTTACTCATCTACAGGACCAACTAACGGCAAAGTTTATAATTCAACTGGTGGTAACTTTACTGCTCTCAACTCAGCCTTAGCAACTCCATTAGTTGTTACCAGTGCTAATGGCGCTGGAATGACTCAATGGGAAGACACAATGTATTTTGCATTGGGTAAGGGTTCAACCCAGATGGCTTATTGGGTTGCTGGTAGCACGTACACTACGTTTCTTCTTGCATCTGGCCCAACTTGGCAAAAGTATGAGGCTCCTACTGGTGGTTACATGCCACGAGCAGAATTGGCTGTTGCACATGCTAATAAACTGTTTGTAGCCAACACTTACGAAGATGCTGTTTCCTACCCTAATCGTGTTCGTTGGTCACACGAGAATCGCCCTGAAGATTGGTATCAACAGGATTACATTGATATTATTGCAGGTGGAGAAGGCATTCGTGGAATTGAAGTAGTAGATGGTCAGTTGCTTATATTCAAACCAAAGGCAATTTACTTGCTTATGGGATATGATGCTGACTCATTCCAATTAGTAGAACTAACTACTGTTCTTGGTATTGATTACCCACAGCAAGCAGTTGCTGGTTCTGGTGGTGTTTACTTCTTTGATTATCCTGGTGGTTTATTCTTCTACAACCGTAATGGTATTCAAGACATTTTTGAAAGAATCAAGCCAATTATTATTGACAAAGAGGTCAACTCTAGTGCCGCAGACTTAATTACTTTGTCTTTTGTGCGAGACCGTGTGTGGGTGTCAATGCCATATTTGTCAAATGAGGTTGGTTCTCCTCCTGATTATTCAAGTGTTAACTTTATCTTTGACCCAACAATTGGTCCTCGTGGTTCTTACACGATGTTTCAAACTGCAGAATGGTTTGACCCGTTGATAGCGTCACCAACGGAAGGCATTACTGGTGGCGTGGGTCTTCTTTCTGGGATGGATTGGAGAGACTCTCAAGACGATGCTTTCTATCTTATGGTTTCTCCATTGGAAGACTATGCTTTTGTAATGTCAGTAGATGACTACACAAATACATTGGATGACGCACCAGCAACATTTTCAGGCAAGTTTGGTACTTCATACACCACAGGCTGGTTTTATGATGGTCGTTACGTTCAACTAAAATCATTTATTCGCCCCTACTTTGTACTAAAAGAAGTAGCATCAGCAACACAACTTCGTTTAGCAATCTATAAGAACTTTGATGAAACAAACCAATCTGGTGGTACTAAGACAATATCATTGACACCAATTGTTTCTGGAGCAACATATAGTTCTGACGGTTCTGGTGGTGTGTATGGTACGGCAGTATATGGAACTAGTACGGTTGGTGCTCAAATTAAACGTAAAGGTGTTGCTCCACTTGGTAGGGGTTACGCAGTACAATTAGAATTTTCAGGTCCAGATGACTTGACAGACTCCACTGTTGCCCCTGGTCGTAAATGGGGATTAAACAGCATTGGTTATAAATTCAAACGCCGAAAGATAAGAGGAACTTAATCATGGCAACCGTAACTATTCCATTTTCATTTACCAATGGTGACCCAATCGTTGCTGCCGAGCACAACTCCAACTGGAGCGCTATTCAGGTATACACCAACGGCTTAAGTGCTGGTAGCAACTTTGATGCTGGTGCAATTGGTACAGCAGATATCGCTGATGGCGCAATCTCAACTAACAAAATTGCTGCATCAGTAACCTTAACTACGCCAAACATTGGTGCGGCTACAGGTACATCGTTGTCACTTACTGGTAACATCGTTTTTCACACTGGTACAACTACAGCAGTTGCTTCATACACACTGCTATTAGCAGATGACTCAAAGATTGTTGAAATTTCAAATGCATCTGCTGTCAACTTAACAGTTCCTTTGAACTCATCCGTTGCCTTTCCAATTGGTACAGCAATTACAATCCTTCAAACAGGTGCAGGACAAATCACTGTTGTACCAGTTTCAGGAGTGACCATCAACTCAACTCCAGGACTAAAGATTCGTACACAATGGGCCGCAGCATCATTGATTAAAAGAGCAACTGATTCTTGGGTTCTTGTAGGGGACTTGGCTGCTTAATGCCATTATTCTTAGGAGCATTTGATTCTGGCGGAGACCAGCCAACAGCACCTGGAACTCCTACGGCTGTAGGTGGAAACACTGTTGCTACACTTACGTATGCTGCATGTGGTTACACTGGTAAAACAGATACTGTTATTTACACGGCTACATCAACACCAAGTTCAATTACAGCAACTGGACTTTCACCTCTTACTGTAACTGGTTTAACAAATGGTACTTCCTACACATTTAAAATGACTGGAACTACAGATTATGGTGTTGTTTCTCCAGCAAGTGCGGCTTCTAATGCAGTAACTCCTGCAGCGCCAGCGCCTCCACCTCCACCTCCGCCTCCACCGCCAGGTCCTCCGCCACCGCCGCCACCGCCTCCTTGTGCTCCGCAACCGTGGCCTAATAACTGTTCATTTGTTGGCTATACCTGCGATGGAACATATCGTTACGATTATTATGACTGTGGGCAAAGTCAAACATGCCCTGGTACTGGTGGTTATAACGGTCAACAAGTTGATGGGTATTGTGGATATGTAACTCCACCTCCAACACCAGCATGTTCTGCTTGCGTTTACACCGTTACTGGTCAAAACACCTATTATTGTGGATGTTTTGAAGTCCCTTCAGGTAATCGTCAAAGGTATGGTATTATTACTACATACTCAACTACATGTACACCTGACCCATGTACTGGGTGTAGTTGTCCAGCATCATCCGATACTGGATGTGTATACAACAGGGCTGGTTGCGTAACTGAGTAATATTAATGCTGAAGGAGCATCATGGAAGAAACATTCAATTATTTAATAGGTGAAGAGTTAGATGCGGTCTTAAACGACCCAGATAAAGCACAAGATTACATTACTAGACTAAATGCCTTCAACGCAAAGCGTAAAGGTGTTAAGCCGTGGGACCTTCTTGACAAAAACATGGAACGTGCCAGTGATGAAGTTGAGACCAAGCGTTATGAACTTTGCAAAGTTTGTCCAGAGTTTATAAAGTTAACTGGTCAATGCAAGAAGTGTGGTTGTATTATGAAAGGAAAGGTTAAGTTACTTGATGCCTTTTGCCCAATCGGTAAATGGTAATGTTTGACTTTACTGATGTTAAGACTCCTGAGTACATATCGTTCGCTAAGTTTGTTGATACTGAAACCAATATTCCACGTGAGATTTCAAATATAGATAAAACCGATATACCATATGGGTTTAAACATATAGTAGGACCATTTCGTTCCTACGAACAAGAAGACATTATTTCTAAAGACGAGTGTGATTATCTAATTTGGTTGGCTGAATCAAAAGATGAATGGTTAGAAGAAACTATTCCATTCTGGGTAGGACGTAATCTGCCCTTTTTGACCATGCTTCCTACCAGACCATTTGCCAGTCCAGAAACAATGGGAATATGTGTAGATATTGTAAAAAGAATACAAACGTTTATTAACAAGTCTTTGGGCTGTGATTCTTGGCCTGACCAGATAGGTATTGTTAGGTGGCCTCCGAACAGTTTTCAGATGACACACAAGGATGATGTAGAAGGATTAGAGCGTGTCGCTGGATGCGTTGTATTCCTAAATGACGATTATGAGGGTGGAGAACCCTTTTACCCGTACTACAGCAAAATGGTTAAACCCAAGGCTGGTATGGTTTATGCCCATTCCTCAGACGAAGACCATTTACATGGAGTAACCCAGATTAAAAACAAAATAAGATACACCATTTCTACTACATGGACTACCAACAAGACCAAATGTCCCTATTTAGGGCAACTTGAAGGCTAGAGGTAATGATTTGGCTATTTATTAAGGACTATTATGGCATTTGACCCATCTCTATATGAAGCACAGCGACGAGCACTGAGTGGTCAGTACGCACAACAGGCCGCCCTTAATGCCTATCAGCGTTATTTGTCTCAAAGCAGAGGCAATAGACCAATACTTCAACTACAAGAAACAGCCTTTGGAACTACTCCTACAGGTGGTTTGGGTCAAGTACCTAAGTTAACTAGTGGGTATGGACGAAGAGGGCTACAAGGTCAGGGAGTTCGTTCGGGAGTTTACAATCAGGCTTTGTCATCTTTCGCAAAAGATAGAGCACGCAATATAGGTTATGCAACTGATGACCTTGCTGGAGCCATGCGTGGTTATGACATAGCAGGTTCAGGTTACCAAGCGGATTATGAAAGAGGCTTGGCTGACTTGGAATCAAGTAAAGCAAGACAAATAGCAGCAGATGCACAAGCACTGCTTCAATACAGATAGAGGTTTAGATGGCTGTCGGAGTAAAAACATTCAGAGGTCGTACTGCTCTTGGCGGTGCGCCACAAGTTAACCTGGCATCAGTATTGGGCGACAACCCAACTGGCGACGACGATGGTCTTACATCAACAGATTCTGGTTCTAGTTCTCAAACACTTGCAGCAGCAAAAGTTAGAGCAGCAACTGATGCCGCTAAATTACTTTATGACAAAAATAAGTTAGCAGCCGAACAAGCAGCCGCTGCCGATGCTCTTATCCGTCAAACTACTGGTGCACAAAATCAAGCAAACTACCTTCGTTCACAAATGGGTGCAGGAATCCCTGCAATAACTCTTGAAAACATTGGTGGTCAAGAAACTGCTGGTCAAAACTACATCAATACCCAGTACACAAACTTGCTTGCTGATTTGACTGGTCGTCGTGATACTGGCAATCGTTTGACCACACAGGGTTATGACACTCTTCGTAACTATCTTACTAGCAATGTTCCACAGGCTTATGCAACTGCCGCACAAGGAGTCCCTACCTCAAATCAAAATGCGCTTGCTGCTTATATGCAAGGACAAGGTGTAGACACGGCTGGTGCTCAGGCTGCAGTAGACACTTCCAATGCTCAAGCAATGGGTACGGCAAACAACTACGACCAACTTCTTAATGTCTTGCGTGCTCAAGAAACATCAGGTCAACAGTCACGTATGAGTGAAGAGCAGATGGCTCGCACACTTGCTGGTGCAAACCTTGAAGCAATCTATGGTCAGGGAACTGCTGGATTAGAGCAACAGAAATTGGCTTCATTAAACGAACTTGCTACTCGTATTTCTAACGCACGTCTACAGGCACAACAACTTCAAACTGCTCGTGAGCAAGCACTAGCAGACGCCCTTGCTGCTCTTTATGGAACTGGTTTGACTAATCCACCAGTAGTTCCCGACCCAGTAACTGGTGCATGCCCTCCAGGTCAGACAAAGGACGCTAATGGAAATTGCGTAGTGCCAAAAACAGACACAACATTTGTTGATACTGGATTTGTGCCTGCTCCAAAAGCAGCGCCTACTCCAGTGGAACAACTTGCCTCAAAGGTTGCGAACATCAAGAACGAAGCATTGGTTACCAAAATTGAAAACTATGTTGACAAAAACCCTAACGCAACTAAAGCACAAATTGCTAAGGTCTTCCCAAGTCTTGCCAAGAGTATTACAGTGGCGCCACGAGGCGGTTCTTCTAATACACAGATGGCGTTTGAATAATGGCTAATAAAATTGTACAACGCCTAATCGCTGCTGGTGCTTCACCACAACGTGCTCAAGCATTTGCTACACAATTTACTAAGTCAGTTCCAGGTATACAGACCGCAGACCTTGAAGATGCATTTGATGACCAATTAGCAGAACTGTCTAAAGTTTACTTTCCAAATGTGTTTCGTCCACCAGCACTTGATGACCCACGTATCAATGACTATGTATCGTTTGTT